CTGGAGATGGAAGAAGATGAGTTTGGATTGAGGTTTGTTGCTCAACTTGGAAGATCAACAAAAGGACAAGATGCTTTACTTGACTATCAAGATGGGATTTTAAGAGAGCATTCAATTGGATTCAACTATGTAACTGACAAGATTAAGTTTGTTGAAGATTCAACTTTCAACTCTGAAGGTCATTTTGAAATCACTGAAGTAAAACTTTGGGAGGTTTCAGGTGTTACTTTTGGAGCAAATGAGTTCACTCCAGTAATTGAGGCTGCAAAGTCAGGAGATACTGAAGGAGCTGTTAAAAGATTCCATGAACTTGAGGCTTCATTTTTGAAAGCTATCAAAAGAGGGACTGGAACTGATGAAAGACTTGAAAACTTGGAAGCAAGGTTCAAGCAATTACAAGAATTAAGAAATTCACTTTTTGTGGAGAAGCCATCTTTGAAAGATACTTTGAAAGCAGAAAAGCCGAATGATAACGACAAGAAAGAATTATTTTTGAATTTATTAAACGACTAACAAAATGGAATTTGTTAAAAAATCTGCTGAAGAATTAGCAAAGATGAACGCTGATGAATTACAAGCGTATTATGTGGGTAAATTAAACCACGAAAAGAAAGAAATGACTGCAAGAATTGAAGCTTTAGAAGCTGAAAAAGGGACTGAGAAGTACTCTGAATTAGCTGAAGAGGTTAAGAACTTAAAAGACTCTCAAATGAAGTCTTTGGAAGAAGCTTTAAAAGCTCAAGGAGCAATCATTTCAAAAATGAACAAAGGAAGCTTATCAGGAGGTCAAATGGCTGCTGTTGAAGGTTCTGTTAAGGCTATGTTAGAGGCTAACGCTGAAAACTTCAAAAAGTCTAAAGATGGAAGGCATGAATTTGGATTCAGCTTAAAAGTTGCTGGAGACATGACAATTGCTGGAAATGTTTCAGGAGGTGGACTTCCACAAGCTCAAAGATTAGAGGGAGTAAATGACATCGCTGAAAGAGAAGCAATCACTTGGGCATTAATTCCTAAGTTTACAACTGCTTCAAACTCTGTTGAATGGGTTTATGAATCTGCTCAAGATGGTACAATTGATGGTACTGCTGAAGGAACTGCTAAGGATCAAATTGATAATGACTTTGTTGTTGCTTCTGTTTCTTTAAAGAAAAGAGCTGCTTATTTCAAAGTTTCTACTGAAATGTTAGATGATGTATCTTTCATGGAGGCTTGGTTAAGAAACAAGTTGATCACAAGATTATTCTTAGACGTTGACAACGAAGTGTTAAACGGTACTGGAGCTGGACAATCTTTAAACGGATTATTGTCTTTAGCAACTGCTTTTGCTGCTGGAGGTTTTGCTGCTTCTGTTGATAACGCTAATGATGTTGACTCTTTAGTTGTTGCAGCTAATCAAATCAAATTAGCTAATCACAGAGGAATGTTATCAATCATGATGCATCCATCTGATGTTGCTGGATTAAAATTGATTAAGCTTTCTGCAACTGATAAGAGATATGTTGACAGACTTGTTCAAGTTGGTTCACAATTATCTCTTGATGGAATGCCAATCATTGAGAATGTAAATATTGCTGCTGGAGATTTCTTAATTGGAGATTTCTCAAAAGCAATCGTTGTTCAAAAAGAAGCTTTATCTGTTGAGGTTGGACTTGATGGAAATGACTTCACAAAGAACTTAAGAACGATTCTTGCAGAGTGGAGAGGAGATGTAATTGTTCAAAACAATGACAGAACTGCTTTCGTTACTGGTACTTTTGCGACTACTAACGCTGCTTTAGAGACTCCATAATCTAAGGTAATTTAAACACAAAGCCTCACTTCCTTCGGGTTGTGGGGTTTTTGTGGTATAAGACATTACTTATGAAGAAACAAGTGAAAATATTGAAAGCTGATTTGATTCCTTCTGATAAGATCCAGGATGGAGACATTAGAAGCTTCCAAGAAAAGACAGCTCAAGCTTTAATCAAGAAAGGTATTGCTGAAGAGGTGGTTGAAAAGCCAAAAAGAAAACCAAGAGCTAAAAAAGCTGAATAATGAGTATCATTCAAACATCAGATTTCGTTGGAGAGGTTCAAATCTCTAAAAATAAGTTCACAGCTGCTGATCTTCAAGCTTATATTGACAGAGTTGAAGAGGATGTACTAAAGCAATTGCTTGGAGATACTTTATATCTTGCATTTAAAGCTGATTCTTTTGGAAATGATGCTGGAAGTCGAGACAGATATAAAGAGCTTTTAAACGGTTTGGAATACACTAATCCTGATGATTCAAGCCTGACTGTTGCTTACATGGGACTTAAAAGGATGTTAAGGCTGTTTATTTACGCTGAATACTTACCAAATCAGCTTTATAATAACACGATAATAGGAGAGGTTGAGGGAAGCTCCAGGAATGCTTTCAACACAGCTGTTTCAAAAGTAAACGAGACTGCTGAAGATAGACAAAGAATGGGAGTTGATTTGTATGACTCAGCTCAAACATTTATTTCAGACTATAATGATAAAGAATACACTCCTTCAAGCATTGTTGATCAAACTGGGAATGTTTATTTGGTTTCTGTTAGTTCTACTAAATACATTCAAAACGGAGATACGGTTAATATTAATGGCTCTGATTATGTTGTTTCTAACGTCATAACAGATACAAGTTTTGAGATAAGTGAAACATCAGGAACAGTTTTTCCATCAGGTTCAACTGTTAAGTTTGAACTTTATCCAACTTATAAGGGTATAAAAAAAGCAAAAGTTTTCTTTAGAGGAATGACGTTTTAAGATATGGCAATAGTAATAAACTCACATGGTAATTCAATAATTGAAATTGAAGATTCGACAAAAACTGAATCTGTATTTCTTAATTTTGATGACATTGTTTTAAGGTCTTTTGGGGATTTTGTTGGAATATCTCAAAAGAAAGTAATTCAAGAAGGCGTTGAGGAAATAAAGATTGACTTCAATGATGTTGTAACTCCTTCAGGGGCTACTGATGGGAAAAGTTTATTAAGATTAATTTGTGAATTGTTTTAGTATATGGCTGTAAATATATATAAAAGAGGAAACTCAATTCTTGAAATTGATGATTCAACACAACAAGAGCCTTACTTCCTTAATTTCAAGGATATTGTAATAAGGCCAGTTGGAGATTTGATGAAGGTATCTCAAAAAAACATTGTTTTAAACGGTGTTAATGAGATAAGTGTTGATTATAACGATGTTGTAAATATCTCTGCTACAAGTGGAGAAGAGCTTGTTGAGCTTGTATCGGGTTTATTTACTACAAATGGAGGCGAGGTATCAATACCTAATTTTGAGTATATTTCAACAAAATCAGACCTTCCTTCTCCAGTCGCTGGAGTTATTACTTTAGATGCTGAAAAAACATATTACTTTACAGCTGATGTTGATCTTACTGGAGATAGACTTGTTGGTAGTCAAGATACCGTGATACTTGGATCATCTTCTGAGAACTGCTCAATAACATCTACTGGTTTAACAGCTGGGGTTGCTTTATTTACTACTGAATGGACAACGCCAATAAGACATATTACTTTTAGAGATGTTGATACTTGTCTTGATATTAACGGAGTGACTAATGCTCCAGTAGCTTTAGATTGGACTGGTGTTAATTTTTTAAATATTCCTAACGTTGGTACTATTTCGACTTGTGATAACTGGATATATTCAAAAGGTGCGTTTTTAAGTTCTACAAATTTAACCTTCACGGGTTCTGTTGGTACTATCGGAGTTGACAATTCAATTTTTGTAGGAACTGGAGCAGCGAATCCAATTATTGATATATCTTCAACGGCAACAGTAACAAGACGATTTAGAATAATTTATTCGGCTTTTGTTGTGTTTGGTTCTACTGTTGGCATTAATGTTGATACAGCGGCTACAATACCAACAGAAGGGTATATATTAGATACTGTTAATTTTGGAGCTGGTGGCACTTATATAAGCGGAGTTTCAGCAGATTCAAACAAAGCTTTATTTATTAAGTGTGTAGGTGTTCCAAATACCTCTGTAAACGGTCAAATGTATATGCAAGACAATCTAACAACGACAGCAATAGCAGATACAACCAACTTTACTAAAATATTGGGAACTACAACAGCCTCAGTAGATAATTCAAAATACTCACACGCTAACAATAGATTGACTTGTAGTGCTGATATTGAAAGAAAGTATTTGATTCAAGCAAACCTATCCTTTAAGATTAATGATATTGCTGCTGCTTTATTAAATGAAGATTTTGAAAGCGGTAATTTCACGGCTAACTCTTGGACAGTAGTAAATGACACTACTAATGAATGGGTAGTAGGTACAGCAGATGCTAAAACAGGGACTTATTCTGCTTATGTTTCTGATGATGCTGGTGTTAGTGCAGAGTATGACAATTCAACTTCTCAGGTGTCACATTTCTATAAGGATATTACTTTTGGAAGTACTTCAACTAATATTGTCCTTTCTTTTGATTGGAAATGTGCTGGAGAAGATGGAACAAGTAGGACAGCGTGGGACTATGGAGCGGTAGTAATTACAGATACTACTGACACAGTAACTGCTGGTAGCGAAGTTTTAACGGCTGAAGCTACATCTGGAGGTAATGGAAGAATAGGAGCTACTACAAACAATAACAAGTTCAATTTAGACTATGGAACGAATCCAGAAACAGATTGGAATAACGAAAGTATTGATTTAACAGCTTATGCTGGTACAACTAAAAGATTAGTATTTACTTGGAAAAATGATAGTTCATCTGGTGTTAATCCTGGTATATTAATTGATAATATTGAGATACAAGAAACAGACCCGAACACAGGGCAAGATACTTGTCAGTTTGGTTTTTATGATTCTAAACTTGGAGCAGTAAGAGAGCCAAGTAAAATTAAATCAACTACGAGTGCTTTTGGTAATTCTCAAAATATTAGTACAAATTGCGTTGTATCTCACAGTAACGGAGATTACATCGAGATGCACGTTAAGAATACAAGTAACACTAATGATGTAGTGGTAACAGATTTGAATGTATTAATAACAGAGATTGACTAATGAACTGTACTCCAAAAACAACAAGAACTAAGCTAAGAGAGATAATTGAAACGGTTGTTGATCTTATGAGAAAGAAGGGAACTGTTTCTTCTGTTGTTGATAATGGCAATGGAACGGCTACTTTTTCAACTGATTCAACTGATGGCCTGACTGTTGGACTTGAAGAGAATCCATTCATTGAAATCGGAGGGGTTTCTTATGAGGTTGTAAGCTTTACAGCTGATACTGATATTACTGTTAATTTCTCAACACTTCCTTCAGGATCAACTTGGACTGCTGATGCTCCTTATGTTTATCATGGAAACCCAATCCAAATAAGCAACGAGATTGACAAAGAAATGAATCCCAATGCTAAATATCCAGCAATCATTGTTTTTGAGAATGGGAACTCGATCCAGGAGCTTGAACCAACATCAACAATTGAATCAACTGAAAGTTTGGAAATGTTCTTTGTTGACATGGCTAATTATAATGATTGGTTGATTGAGGACTTTTACTCTAATGTTGTTAACGCAATGGAGGACCTTTCTTATGACTTTGTTGATGCTTGTAGGAATTACAAGTACATTGAAGAGCTTACTGGAACAGCAACAAGAGAAAGAATATCTAAATGGGGAGTTCAAGTCTTAAGATCAGGAAAAGGATCAGCAGATACAATCTTCAATGATAATCTTTCAGGGGTTTCTTTGCGTATTGATTTGCCTATTTCAAGAGCTTTGAATGATGAATGTCTTTAATTTTTAATATATTTGAATAGTAACTTTAAAATTTAATTTATATGGCTAACGAGCTTTGTACTTGTGACTTTACCCTGAACAATTCAGGAACGCCAAATTGTCCTTCTATTGCTAAAGGTGCTAAGATGCTTTTAGCCATGAATATCTATAAGAAGGATGGCACAAAAAACAGCATTCCTTTATCAACTTTATCTGATAAAGCTGCAATGCAATTATTAATCGAAGAAGCTGTGAGAGAAAACAGATTATATCCTCTTCCTTCAATGGTTGACGTTGAAGAAACAAGAGCTGATGCTGTGACTCAAGAGTTTTCTGATCAATCAATTGAGTTCATCAAGAAAGGAGTTAAATCTTTTGTTGGTCACTTCAAAAGAGTGGGCTATCAATACACAGGGAAAATTGATGCTTTCAGAGATGTTGAACATGGTTACATTGTGATTGATGAGGATGGAAATTTCATTTTCTTATACGATTCAGCGAACGCAACTGAAGCTTATCCAATTCCAATCTCTCAAGGATCGTTCAATGTTGATTTAATGCCTCACGTTGAAGGAACTTCAATTCAGTTATCAAAGATTCAATTCAATTGGTTAGGAACTGTAAGAGATGCTGACTTAAGAACTTTAAAAGCTCCAACAGCTTACAATCCATTAACTGACTTAAGAGGTTTAGTTGATACTGCTGTAACTCATTCAGCAATCACAACAACTTCATTCACTTCGACTTTAGTTGATGAGTATGGTTGTGCAATTTCAGGACTTGAATTGGCTGATTTCTCACTTGCAGAAACATCTCCAACTCCTGGAGCAATTTCAATTACTTCAGTGACTGAAAGCTCTGATGGTGTTTATGATTTTGTGATTCCAACTGCTACTTCTGCTGATGTATTAGCATTAACTCCAAGCAAGACTGGATTTGATTTTGCTAACGTAACAGCAACTGCAATTACAATTCCATAATGAAGGTAGTTGGTTTGGATATAGACTTTAACCAAAAAGCGATCAAAGGGATGTCTTGTAAGGCCTTTTGTGAAGTTTTTAAGGATAAAGTCCCACAATCATTGTTAATTCCAGCATGGGAAGCCTTAACAGGCAAAAAGTATAAAAGAAAAGGTCAAGCTCGTTCATAGGTTGATTTTTGTTTGATTACTGGAAAGGGAGGTTGAAAGGCCTCCTTTTTTATTGCCTGTTATTTTGAAATTTCAAAAAAGCTTTATATTTTAGCAGAACACAAACACAGAATATTATGACACGAATTAACGTAGCAGTTAAGCCAATGGAATTAAACAACAGAATGTTGATGGCTGAACACAGAGAAATCAAAAGGATTCCAAATTGTATCAAAAAAGGTCGCTATAATCTTGATGGCATTCCAGAACAGTTCACTTTAGGAAAAGGCCATGTGAAATTCTTTTACAATAAATTAGAATATCTTCATGATCGTTATGTTGATTTGTACAATGAATGTATCAACAGAGGTTTTAACGTGACAAACTATGAAGAAGCTTTCAAAGATTTACCTAATGAACTTTACAACTGGTATAACGAGACAGAGCAAGACAGAGAGATAATTTTAAAACGTATTGACGAACGATTAAATAAATTATAAACATAACTTTGTCCCAAGTATATGAGATAAATGGGACTAACGTACTTGGCTATGAACTGAAAGCCGAACCACTAAAGATAAATTGAAATACTAACCAAACAGAGGCTTTTTGTTTATAGCCTTTGTTATAAAACGTTTTTGAGCGATGGAAAAAGAATTT